AAACATTTTGTTGCCGTCATGATCAAATAGATAGTATTTATCAAATGCATCCATTTTCAATCACTCCCATTTGCTATTTAGACGCTTAATAAAAGCTTCTCTGTCTTTCTCAAGGTTTTCATCTACTTCCGGCGTTTTCGTTTCTCTCGTGCTGTCTGTGAGCCATTTGGGTGTTTTTTCTTTTGATTGTTTAACGAAAGGTTTATAATTTTGTTTTTTGCTTTCAAGTTGTTGCTTTTCAAATGCACGTACTTGTTCAATAGATTTCAAGTTTGCATTAAGCCATGTATTCAAAATGCTTTTAGCATATCCCCAAGTAACCTTGTTTCTGTCTTTAGCGATTTTAAGTGATGCGGTAACTATTTCATCTGAATCATTTTCAAATGAATCAAGATAATAATTTAAATCGTCTAAATTGTAAGGAGTTATGAAACCGAATCCGTTATCTTGGAAGAAGTCGAAGGCAGCTGCCTTCTTCTTCTCATTCTCACCATTCTTTACATTATCCCCATTCTTTACATTCTTGTTTGTGTTGATTTGTTGTCCATTTGTTGTTGATTTGTTGTTGATTTGTTGTCCATTTGTTGTTGATTTGTTGTCGTTTTTGCTGTCGGAATTTTCTTCCATACTTTGATAAATCGCCCAATTGACAACGGTTATAACAGAAAATTTGTTGTCGGACTTTACGACGATAGTTCCAAGATTTTCTAAAAGCTTTATGTAGTCTCTTACTGTGGATTCTTTGAGACGTAACTCTTCGCTTGCTCGCTTTCTCCCGAACACAAATTGACCTTTTTCTAATTCGACAACCCGCCTGCCAACAAGCTGTGTATGATCCTTATGACTAGCTTTCATAAGACAATATGCAAATACTTTGAATAACTTTTCGTTCTGAAAAATAGGCGAATCTAATAGTTTTCTATGAAGTTTTATCCAACCAGTCATATACACACCTCACTTTCAAACCGGTTAAATTAGAATGGTAAATCATTGTCATCTATTTCAATCGGAACATTTGCATTCGCAAACGGATTATCTTTTACTGGTTTGTTATTTGAATATTGCGATTGTCCACGTGTTTGTTGTACTTGTTGTTGGTATAAATCTTGTTGAGTGTCATTTGAGTTTTTCGGTTCTAAAAATTGAATACTATCAGCAATAACTTCCGTAACATATACACGTTGACCTTCCTTATTTTCATAATTCCGCGTTTGTAACCTACCATCTACGCCCGTCAACGATCCTTTAGATAGGTATTTATTAACGTTCTCTGCTTGTTTTTTAAATACGATGATATTAATAAAGTCTGCCTCGCGCTCTCCTTGTGCATTCGTAAATGTGCGGTTAACTGCTAATGTGAATGATGCTACATTTACACCACTTTGAGTGGTTCTTAATTCTGGGTCTCTAGTTAAACGACCAACTAATATTGTTCTGTTTAGCATTTATAAACCTCCAACATAAACGGGCGCGCCCGTCACTTTTTGTATTTCACTTTTAATGTATTTTGCATTTGAATTTTGACTACTTAAATGAATTAAATGTATTTCTTCGAGTCTAGTTAAATCATTTGCTTTTAACATTCCGATAGCATGTTCTAAGCTAAAATGAGAC